TAGATTCGAGTGCAACCGCGACGAGAGACAAGCCGGGTTTCTCCAAGTCCCCGATCAAGCTGACGCCGAACCAGAAAGCCCATCGGACCCTGAAAAAGCTGGCTCAGCTAGGAGCGGGTGTCTCTCGGCCATCTAAGGGAAGCACGGAGGACAAAGGCGCGATCCTCAAGCAACTTGAAGCTACTTACGGGAAGAAGGCGGCCTGACTGGATGCTTGGGTGACATGTTCATGAGCCATCCCGTGCAGGAGAACTGACCGCAATCGCACTTTTCAGCCCTGAGTCCCAAATCGTGAACCTGCTCTAGCGTTAGCCCATCGGCTTCCGCCCAGCGGGTTTCGAATTTCTCGGCCGTCTCTTTCATTCCACTTCCCATTCCATAGACCCTGGGTTGACATAGCCGTGATTCCCTCCGGCCTCTTCGTCTGAACAATACGTTCCCCCTCCGTATTGCGAGGGGATGTTCCAGCAGCGGGCTTCTGAGGCGTTGGGACCGGAGCTAGAGCCGCAGGCTGCGAGGAAAAGAGCCACGGCAAGCACGGGTAGGAGGAGAAGGCGTCTCATTACTCCGTCCAGAGAAGGCTTTTACCAACGCGGGTAGGTTGGATTTGGCCCTCGCCCCGACGCGATGCCAAGGCCGCCGCCTCACGGGTTCCATTTAGCTCCAGCAACCCTCGGAAATGCTCTTGTGCTTTGTTGAAGCCGCGGATTTCAGCGGCATTCTCTCTGCGCCGATATTCCTGCTTAGGCTCTTTCTCTGGAGGGTGGACGCTCATTTCAAGGAACGCCTCAACACAAGCTTTGATTCCCAGCTTTTTCTTCGCCATGCGTCTCTCTCCCTTCGTTGAATTACGGACATGGTCTCGTGTTAGGCCATGTCCTCATCATCAGCTCGCTCCATCAAGCGATTGACCACTTCTCGGATCGGTGGCCTTCCTTCATTGAGATTGCGCTCGGATGCTTTGAGCGCCTTTATCAAGTCCTCTAGTGCTTTCTCCCATCGGTCCATCCGTTCTCCTCGCTCTCGCTCTTGATTATGGACATAATATCATGAATCAGACTACAGCCCCACGGATTGAAGCGACCGATCCGTCTGCTCTTAGCGACCCTGCTGTCCAGCAGGAAATCGCTCAGATATCGCAAGCGCTTGAAGCCAACCCGCTCTGGGGCTACAGGCCGCATCCGAAGCAATACGCGTTCCATGCAGCGAGGACTCGGCTGCGCTGCTACTTCGGCGGGAACCGCTCAGGGAAGACGGCGGGTGGTGGCATTGACGACATCATCCAATGCGTCGATAGAGAATCGGTGCCGGACCACCTGAAGCGCTTCAAGCGCTTGGAACCTCCGGTACGCGGTCGCATCGTAGTCCCGGACTTCGGTCTTCCCCTGCAAGCCATTGTGGAGACCTTGATGCGTTGGTGCCCAAGCTTTGAATTCAAGGGCGGCTCGTGGGAAACAGCGTGGTCCCAGCGCGAGCACCGGTTGAGCTTCGGCAACGGCTCCTTCCTGGAGATCCTCTCCTACGAGCAGGATGTTTCAAAGTTCGGCGGCGTCACCCGCGATTTCTGCCACTACGACGAGGAGCCTGACGGCGAGAAGGGCCAGGCGATTCGCCAGGAGTGCAAGATGCGGCTGATGGAGTCGCGAGGCTATGAGATCTTCACCTTCACCCCGCTTAAGGGTCTCGGCTGGACTTTCGATGAGTTCGAAGAACAGAAGGGGCCGGAAGTCGAAAAGAACGTCTGGTTGGACGAGAAAATGCTCGTTGTCAGAGCCTCTGTGCGAGACAACCCGGCGATCCCCCCGGAGGAGATCGATTTGGCGATGGCGGGTCTCCCCGAACTCGTCAGACGCGCCAGGGAAGACGGAGAGTTTCTCCACATGGAGGGCTTGGTCTACCCGATGTTCGACAAGGACCTGCATTGCGTAAACGCCGAGTGGCTGCGCTCAGACGCGGGCAAAGACCATGTCCAGCGTCTCGAAACCTATGAGGCGATAGATCCGGGCTACAACACGACGGCGATCCTCTTCGCGGGCTTTGACAAGGACAACCGGCTGCTGATCTACGACGAGCTTTACCTGACCGAATCAGCCGCGATCCCCGAGAACGCGGCTAAACGGATCTTGGAGAAGCGCCAGGCGTGGGGGACCGGCAAGCCCGTTCTGACCCTGATCGACCCCTCAGCCCGCAACCACTCCCTCACCGCCACCGAAATCGAAGGCGTGACGCGCCAGGACACGGTTGAGGCTGCTTACTACCGCGCAGGTATCCCCAACGTTCGGGCCAACAACGATAAAGAGGGCGGCGTCTTCGAGGTCATGCGTCGCTTGGAGTACAAGGACAAAGAAGGTGAGTCCGACCCGCTGATCTTGATGGGGGAAAACTGCACCGCCTTGAAGCGAGAGATGCGACGTTATCGCCTCAAGCCGAAAGAGGACGGCAGCTTCGATGTGGTCAAGAGAGATGATCACGGGGTCGACTGCACCCGCTATCTCTGCAATCACCGGCCATTGAACAGGCCGAAAGCGATGAGCATGGCCCAGCGCAGGCCAGAACAATGGGAGCCGAATACCGCGCCTCCCTCGCCTACGAAACCGGCTGCTGAGCCGGTAGGACCGCTAGGAAAGTTCGCCTAGCTGCCGCTTGTATTCCTCCGCCAGTGCTTTCCACATGATCGCGTCTGCGCAGAACTTATTGCGTTCGAAGGTTAGACACTCGGTCGGTCCTGGCCCCTTGGGCCGAACCTGGACGTAGCTTTCAGCTACTGGGCCTACTGGTTCGATTCGCTTCATGTCCACATTCTACCAAAGGACAACATGCCTCGCTTGACCAAAGGACCGCTCCCCTTTTCTCCGTACCGTTGTCTTGTAACCGGATCGGAGGATGGAGAGCTAATCGACTTCGAAAGAGACTTCATCGGCATCGACCCAAGGGTCTACCTTCGCCGCGAGGTTGTGGAAGAGGCAGCGCGTGAGACCTGCAACATGGTCTCAGCGGACGAAGTCCAGGAGGTCCGCAGGCAGCTAGCCGAATTCGGCAAGAAGCTGGACGAGACCCTGGCCGACCTTGACCTGACAAAGGACTTCGAATCCAAATTTAGCCAGTCGCTTGAAGCTGGCGTTACGGCGGGTATAGAAGTCGAAGCCGCTAGTACCAGCGGCCCTTCCGAGATTAAACCCGTGTCGATTCGTCCCTCAGAAGTCTGAGGGCATCCTCAATCAGCCAACTGGCGACCGTAACGCCTGCTCCACCCTTGAGAGCCGCTAGAGCTTCCGCTAGATGCCCCTCGGCGTATTTGGCTCTTTCCTCAAGGGTTAGGCTCATCTTTTCCCCTTCTCCATTATGTCCACATCTTATCAAAGGAGGCCCTAGTGCCAACTGTCTTCACTCTCAATATTCAGGACTCAAAGGCTCTGGAGGCTCCCGTGCGCGAGATCTCCGTAGGCGTCGGCTCCGTTCTCGTCACCCGCAAAATCCCGACTGATGAGGATGGCGGCTACAAAATCGAGAATACGCTCGTTGACAAAGAGAAGGCCTACGACGGCAAAGACACGCCCTCCCTGGCTCTCTACAGCCCAGACGGTGCTCACGTGACGGTTCTCTACGCAAGCGAGTTCCCGATCGTTCAGGAGCCACCGGAGACCTCCTCAGGGGTATCTCCTGCTGCTGAGCGTGGCGATACTGGCGGTCAGAGTGGCTCCTTTGAGTCCCGCACGGTCGATGAGTTGCACGATTTGGCTAAAGAGCGAGGGATCAAAGGTCAGTCGAGTCAGAACAAGGATGAGCTAATCGAGGCTCTGAGGGGTCAGAAGTAGCCGATGGCCTTCGCCCAGCAAAGCGGCTCCAGCACAGAAGCCCGGATACCCAAGGGGAAACTGACGGCTAAAACGGAATCGAAAGAATTGGTCAAAGCCAACGGGGACCGGATTGAACTGATCGTTACGAACGAAGGGACGAAAGACATCTGGCTCTGCCTTGGCGCTGCCGCTGTGGCTAAAGAAGGCCCCTATCTGAAAAAGGAAGGCGGAGCGCTGACGCTGGGAAGCTACTCTGGAGCGATCTTCGCGATCACGGCTGAAGGCGAATCCAACGTAACGTTTGCCGAAATCTGACGATGGGCTTTCTCTTCAATCCGCAGTCGCTCTCCGGCGATGAAGCTGCACTTAAAGACCTGAACCTAGGCAGTACCTGGGGCACGGGAGACCTCCTTGGCGCTCGGGTTACGATTCCGCCCGCCGCTCACAAGCTCGATCAGCGGGACGGTACAGGGGCGGCTCCGGTCAAAATCGGCACCAGCGCCAGCTTCAGCCGTACCGACGCCACGACCCGCGCGGAAGTCAACGAAATGGGGCCGACCGGGACTGACGGCCCAGACGGTGCGACGGCCTTCCGCGCGACGATCAAGGGGACCGCCGCCTCTCAGGTCCAGGTCTGCGCCGGGGTCTTCACCGCCTGGCAGACAGGCGAATCGAATGGCGGGGAAGGAAGCGCTGACGCCTGTCCGGTCTATGGCTTCGCGCGCACGACGGGAAGTGCGGTGGGTCGAGCTATTCCGGCTTACTTTGAGTCCAGCCGCGAGACGGCAACCAGTGGCGGACAGCAGGCTTTGGAGCTACGAGTCAAAAACAGTTCGGGGTCTTCGGACTCCTACACGCCCGGTTCTCCTTCTAAATCAATGGGAATCTGGCTCTGCGCTTCTTCTGGCGGGACGGCGGACTCTGCCTGCGCCTTCCAGGTCGGCAAAGCTTTCTCTCGTCAGTTCGACGTAGGCCTGGGCTTCAACGAAGCGTCGATCAAGACTTCGACTTATCGCGACGACTCTTCCTCCCTGCGCTCTCTCTTCGTCAATGGCGCTCACGAAAAAGGTGCTTTGGTCGTCAACAAAGCAGCGGGCCAGGTCATCTTCGGCCGAGAAGAAGCTCAGCAGGCCACGCCGCTCTTCGAAGTCTTCTCCGAAACAGGACTAGACCCGATCGTCAGTTTCGGCTCCAACACGGGAGCCAGCCATCGTTCCCAGTTGATCCGCAACTCGACCGGCAACCTTGGGGCCTTCGCTTCGAACGTCTCCAATGGATTCCTCACCGGCACGGCGCAGGGAGACACGGGTCTGACCTTTACGGCTGGCAAGATCTTCCACGTTGGCGCGGCGACGAAAACATCTCAGTTCCGCATGTCGGAAACCGGGATCGGCTTCTACTCGACCACGCCACAGACCAAGCAGGAAGTCACCGGCTCCAGGGCCACCGGTGCTGCGCTAACGTCTCTCTTGGAAAAACTAGCGACTATCGGCTTGATCACAAATGGGAGCACGGCATGAATGCAGCAGCGGTTCTTTCCCTCATCGGCGATCTTTACGCGCAGATCGAAGCGCTCCAGAAGGAAAATGAGGCAACGCTGCAAACTGCCGATGAACTCAACGCGAAGGTTCTGGATATGCAGAAGTCGTTCGATCCTCTCGGCGGTCCGGAGGAGGCCGCAGCATTGGCACGCAAGGAAGCCGAAGGCTGATGGGCTTTATCGCGAATCCGGCCTCCTCCGGCGCAGGAGGCCCCTTCGGCACGGCCTACACCCAGACCTATGCTACGTCGGCGCGCTCTCACGTCAAAGAAGCACTGGCGACGAATATCAGCCTCGCCCTTCTGACCGAAGTAGCTCCGATCCTCAACAAACAAAACGAAACGATCAACGAGTTGAAGACCTTGCTGAATAGCGTCATAGACGACTTGCAGACCGGAAAAATCCTAAGCTGATGGAGCTAGCTCTAGGATTCAATTTTCTCGTTGTTATAGCCTTGATCGCCTTCGGAGTCTGGGAGCGCGAGCAGTGGCGCAAGGAGCGCGGAGAATTGCTCTTGAGGATTCAAGCTCCGGAGCGTGCGGCGATCCTAGACGGGCGCAAGCTGGACGCTCAGCCGGTAGCTCCTATCGCTCTAGACGACGATCAGGCTTACGAGAAGCTACGGCTGGAGCGACAGGGCTTGGCTAGGGATTAGCTGATGACATTTCGTTCCTCGGCCAGCCCGTGCACCGGGCATGCCGAGCCTGAATAGTCTTCCGGACTCCAGTCTTCAAGTGGCAATCCACAGCGACAGAACCCGTCCCCTACGCCTCGAAACTTGATCTCAAGCCCTGTAGTGAGATTGAGTTTTTCGCCGGGTTGTAGCTCCAAGCAGCTTTCTGAAAGTCCGTAGACCTTGACGACGCCTTTGTCGTTCTCAACGCTGATTCCCATTGAATAATTCATTGGCTCTCCTTATTGGATGGCCTCCATTTTATCTGAAAGGCTGAATGGCAGTTCTTGACAAGATTGAGCAGAAGGCAGAAGAGGCTCTAGATGCCTTGCGTCCTGCGGCCATGCCGATCCCGAAGGACGTGCAGGAACGGATCACGCGCGGCAAATCCCGCCTGGAAGAACTGAAGCCACAGCGTCGCCTCGCCGTCGAGTTCGCGGACGGCAAACACTACGGCTACCTGAGCGAAGACGGCGGCTCGGTCAAACACCTAGCCACCCTTACCCAGCTTCTTGGCGGTAAGAAGGCCGATCACCGCGTCAGGCGCTCTCACGACCTGATCGGACCGATGGTCCAGTCCAAGGTCTCAGCCGCCACGCAGCGGGTCCCCGGCTACGAAGTCAATCCTTCGACAAACGACCCAGAGGACTGGACGGCGGCTCAGATCGCCAAAAAGATCGCCTACGCCGGTTTCGAACTCTGGCGGATCAAGCGAGCCACACAGAAGCTCGTCTGGAACGCTCTGGTCACCGAAGAGGGCTTCATCATGGCCTACTGGGATTCCTCGATAGGTCCCTACGTAGATGTGCAGATGGACCCTGAGGGAGAGCCTGAGCACGTAGGTATCGGCGACGTGCGAATCGGCGTCTGGAACGGTCTGGAAGTAATGTGGGAGCCAGGCGTGGACTTTGAGGAGAGCCGCTGGTGGGCGATAGAACACGCCCGGCCACGGGATCAGGTCGAAGCCGAACCAGGCTACGTGGGCGGCAAACTTCCCGCCAACGCGGAACTCGAAGGCTCGATGAAGAAAGCTGAGTCCTCGAACCTCTGCATGGTTACCGAGTACTTGGAGCGCCCCTCAGCCAAGTTTCCCCAGGGCCGCAGGCTCTTCTCCGCCGCTGACAAGCAGATCTTCCCTGAAGAGGGCTATCCGTTGACCGACGCGAAAGGCCAAGTCGTGGATGAGCCTTGCATCCACCGCCTTGGCTACACGGTCAACCCCGCTTCAGACCGCGATAAGGGCCTGGTCCGCTCTCTGATCGAGAGCATGCGGACGTATGACTTTGCCCAGAACAAGATCGCTGAGTTTGCGCAAGAGGGGCTTGTGCCTAAGACCCTCGCGCCCATTGGCGCATTCAAGGCTCCGGCGACAGACGAACCCGGAGCGCGGGAAGAATACGACCCGACAGTCCTGATGGGCGGCAAAATCGAATTCGCCCCTACGCAGGGCATCCCGGCGGAGCTGTTCAAACTCAAAGAAGAAGCGCTTTCCGAGATGCGCTTCGAGGCGCACGACAACGAAGTCCCGTCCCAGGTTTCGGCCAATCAGGCCGTGCAAAGCATCCTCCAGAAGGACGAAATCGCCTGGGAGGACTTGATCGCCAATCTCGCCGAAGTCCATAGCCGGATCATGAGGGACAGCCTCACGCTCGTACAGCGCCATTACACCGAGGACCGGATGCTGAAGTTCCGGGGCCGCACCGGCTGGATGCCGATCGAAGACTTTAAGGGCGCGGACCTACGCGACCAGACGGACGTACGAGTTCAGCCCGGTTCTCTTACACCCTTCACTCGTCAGGCCCAGGAACAGCGAATCAAAGATATTTACCAGATGTACCCGAGCTATTTCCCGCCGGAGGTTCTCCTGTCGGCTCTCAATAGCGGCAATGCCGAAGGCTTGATCGAAGGTTACGAAGAGGATGTGGGCCGGGCTAACTATATCGTCGCGCAGATCCGTTCGGGCCAGATCGACCAGATGCCGATGCGTCCTGTGTGGCCCGGCGAGGAAGCCGGGATCAAGCTCAATCCCGAAACCGAACAGCCGGAAATCAACCCGGCGACAGAGGAACCTGAACTTGAGACTGAAGTGCCTGGCTGGATGCCACGGCCCTTCGACAACCCGAAAGTTTTTCGCTCCGTGCTGGAGAACTGGTTCAAGAGCGACGAATGGGCGAAACTCCCCGAAGAAGCGCAGAAGACCTCAATGTTCATCTACGGCGCATTGCGCGATATGGAAATGAAGGAAGCCCAGCGAGAACAGGAACTTCAAACGAATATGGCAGAAGAAGCGGGCCTGTCGAACGCGGCGGCATCCCCTCAGAAGCCCATGCCTTCGCTCCCAAGGGCCGGAGGCACCTCAGAAGGGTCCGGGTCCCCAGAACTTGGTTCAGGGGCTTAGAGAGCGCTACGGGACTTCGCGAAGAACCGGCGTGTTTACGCGGTGACGGACCCTCCGGCGAGCCTCTTGCTGGGCTACCCGCCACCGACTCCCCAGACTTCCTCGGCGCACTCCCTAATCCGGGGTGCGGTGCGCCTACTAAAGACCCTCCGCAGTGCTCGCGTCGTCGCCTCGGGTGGGTTCCCAAAACTTATCAGCGGACAAGCTTCTTCGGAGGCCCCGTTCAACGCGGACAAGCTCAACTCGTCCAGATGGAATTAGTTTTCTCCATCCTGGACAAGGCAGCCCCGCCAATCAAAGGAAGCACGAATGCCAGACAGCATCAAGGCCCCTGTTCTACAGGACAAGCCTGAGGACTATTTCCGCTCGCTTCTAGCTGCGCGAGGGATGCCTATCTTTGCCGGTGGGTCACCCGAGGTAGACAAGGGAACGGAGGAGTCTTCAGAGAGCACCGAGGTCCCCGAGATGGGACAAACCGAGGAGGCTCAGGAGTCCTTCACGGACTTCGACCCTGAGCAGATACCAGAGGATGCCCGCCCGCACGTAGAAGCCTTGCAGAAACAGTGGCAGGCCAACTACACGAAAACGCGACAAGCGGAGACTCAGGCGATTGCGCAGGAGCGCCAAGAAGCGCAGGAATACCGTGATTTCATCACGGCAATACAGAATGACCCCGCCGCACGAGATGCCTGGCTCCAACAGGAGTTCGGCTATGAATTCGAGGACGACGGCGCAGAGGAGTTTCTTGACCCCGAGGAAGAACTAGCCGCACGGGTCGAGCAACTGGAAGGCCATCTCACCCAGCAACAGCAGGCCGAGCTTGCCTCTCAACAAGAGAGCGAGATCACCGAGTTTGTCGCTGAGGAGATCGAAGGGCTTGAGAAAGCCCAGGGGAAGGATTTTGAGTTCAGCCCCGAAGAACTGGCCTTCATCTCCACCTATGCCCACACCCATCCACAGCCCAACGGCACCCCGGACGTGAAGGGCGCGAATGATGCCCTGAGCAACATCCTGGACAAGCGCCAAGAGCAGTGGATCGCCTCGAAGAAGTCCGGTCGGCGGATAAGTCAGGGAAGCCCTGCGAAAAAGGCGTTTGACCCTACGAATCAAGAGGAGCGTTTTAAGTTCTATGACGAAGTGGCAGAGGAAGCCGCTCCGTCGCTTGAATAGCGCTTCCAAATCCATAAGGAGCCTTTGATGTCCGTTTCGACATTCGAAGTCGCTGAAGCCGGAGCCAAGCAGGTTTGGACAGGCGATAACTTCGAGAAGCAGTTCTATTCGAAAGACCCGATGCTGGAAGAGGTTTTAAGACTAAAACCAGAAATCCAGATCGGTCTTGAAGCCCTCACTCCTGTCCAGACCGGACGCGGTGGCGGCGTCACCTGGGTCCCCAAAACAGGATCGGCAGCCCTCAACGAAGCAGCCCCGCAGCAGACCACACGGGCGAAATGGGAATACAAGCGCCAGTGGGGCATGATCGAAATGGATACCGCTGCGATTGAGCGGACCAAAGACGCCGCGAAGGCGATCATGCGACAGCTTGACCTTGAAGTCGAAGGCAAGCTCTCAGACATGCGCAAGCAGCTCACCCGCACCCTGTTCGGGGACGGCACGGCGCTGATCGCCCAGTGCGCAAAAGAAGAATCCGAATCGAAAACGATTAACCTGCTCAAAACCGGGTTCGGCTACCAGGCACTGCGTAATGGCTACCTGCCTGTCGGTCAGGTCATCGATATCGGTTCCAAAACAGAAGAGGGACTCCGGGCCGCTGACAAAGCGATCCTGGCCTTCTCCGAATCGGAAACGACGCCGACGCTGGAAATCGCCACCAAAGTCAAAACGGCGGAAACCGACTATGTCTCACTGGCCAACTCCCGTTCGGGGGAAACCAGCTATGAGAACAACGGCTGGGGCAACCTCGCCTCGGAAACCACGACCCTGGGTGGTCTGAAACCGGAAACGACCGGTTCTTGGAAGGGCATCGTGGAAGAAGCCAAATCAACCCCGATCACACGCCAGAAGGTGATTAAACTGCGGCGCAGGGTCCGCCAGAAGGGCGAAACCCCCGATTGGGCCTTCACTGCCCTAGTGCAGATCGCCAATCTGGAAAACGAAAGCTACACCCAGGTCCGCTTCCCAGATACCAACGCTCAGAACACGGGCGACGGGGAGTCGATCATGGTCGGAGGTCTCAAGGTTCAGGGCCATCAGGACTGCCCGGATAAAGACTTCTACATGGCCGTGAAGAAACACGTCTTCATCCTGCGCGGCGGTGCGCCGGAGTGGGCCAACGAGAAGTACGGAGGGAAAGGCATCCTCCAGTACATCCCGAAAACCACGTATGTGAATGGCGCGATTGAGGCTTTTCTGGAGTTTGCGACCAATCGGAGGAATTCGATTGGGAGACTCACAGAACTCTCGGTCTAAGCATCTGCCCGCCTCTGGCTAGCGCTGGGGGCGGGCTTCAAATCTTCTAGAAGGAAGGACTCTCTTGGCCGTAACGACCACAATCATCGACCAGCCTCGTATCCCAGGAGCACGGAGGCAGGTCGTAGCCGAAGTTCTGCTTGACAGCTCGTACCTTGAAGGCGGAGAGCCTCTTACCGCCGCGGAACTTGGCCTAAAGCGCGTTGTCTGGGGGCATTGCCACATCATCAACGGCTCTGAATCGGAAGCGGTAGAAGTGGGCTGGGCCAGGTATAACGCTTCCAAAGAACTAATCGAAGTTTTTAATTACAAAAGCCAAAAAGCAATAGCTTCGGGGAAAGATCTTAGTAAATGTAATGTCCTAGTCGTGGCCTACGGTTATTGAGCCATGCCCCTCGCTCTCCCCGAGTCCTACGAAGCCCAACAGATCAACCGCGAAATCGAGCAACAGGTAGACGCTCAGATCGAAGAGGCTGCTCACTGGAATAAGGAGTTGAAGCGGATCGATCCTGGGCTATCGCTGGTCCTAGGCAAGGAAAACGCCGACGACACGGAGCTACGTGCTGGCTACTGGTCGATTAGGAAACGGGTCCCGGGAGGCGTGGATGCCTACATCGTCCTCCAGGGGCCAGAGGGCCAGTACCGCGAACCGGGAGCCTGGATGCTTGAGATGCTGCAAGCCGCCGATATGTGGAACGACCGGGTTAAGGACGAACGCAAGCGTATCCAGCGCCATGTGGCCGAAGCGAAGACCCGTGCCAGGGCCACAGAGAAGGAACAAGCCCTAGATGAAGCCGATGTAGCGATGAGAGCCGCCAAGCGCCTTCGAGGTCCCGAGGGCTTTGCAAAACGGACGGATCTCAAGGGCCATGCTTCTAGAAGCTCTTCCCCCCGCAGATACGCTCCCGAGAAACCCTGACGTTTATGGACTGCGAGACTTATTTCTCAGCCGGGGAACCCGTCCAGCTTCTCCGCTGTCTGAGCGACAGGCGTAAGGCTTGCCGCAATCGCTACGAGGGATGCTGTGCGCAATGCAAGACGACGAAGCACCCCAGGGAGCGCTGCGAGATCGTGCGGATGGCTCATAAGCGAGAGATCGACTTCGATGAAGTGATCGCCGAGATCCAGGCGGGGGTGCATGACGAATGACCTTCGAACAGCTAGTGCAGGAGGTCAATGAACGCGGGTACCAGTACCTGGCTGCGAGCCGGGTCGAACTCTTCGTCCAGCGGGCCTATCAGAAGCTGGAAGCCAAATACCCGTGGCCCTGGCGCGAAGCGACAAAAGAAGGCGTAGCGCCCCTCGAAATCAAAGACCTGAGAGACGTGCTCTCGGTTGCCAATACGACGCAGGAACGGCCGATCTACGGGCAGACCCGACAATGGCTGGCCGAACGCTACTCCGACCTCGAAGAAAGCGGCTCTCCAACGTGGTGGTGGCTTGACAACCTGACTCTGCGGGTCTTTCCCACGAGCACTAGCGAAAACATCTCGGTTCGCTACGCTAAAAAACCGGAAGCCCTGACGGCCAAAGCGGAACCCACGATGCCCTCCGAATGGCATGGGCTGATCGTGGACCTGGCGGTTGTGGAATGTCTCAAGGACAACGACCAGCTCGAAGAGGCCAGGGAATTGAAAGAAAGCGCTGCCGTCGATCTACAAGAAATGATTGCATCAGAATTGCAGAGAGACTTGCAATCGCCACGTCTTATGGTCCGCACTGGGTCGTTCTACCTCTGAGATGGCTCCGCAGAGGCCTGGATACCAAAGTCTCCCGTTTGAAGGATTTGGGAAGGGGATCAGGTAGGAACGCTGCCGTCCTTCCAAGTTCTGCCCTTGAGAACGTCCTCAACGCAATACCAAGAGACTGCGTATCGAGGGGCAATCCGCTTGGCGAAGCTAGCTCGACTCCCACCGTCCTCCCTGAATTCTCTACGGATGGTCTTAACCATTTCTGCGGTGAGCTTCGTGTTAGCGCCTCTTCGGACATTCTCGCGTCGAGTGACGACCTCTAGATGATCTGGATTGACGCATAGGCGTTCTCGGCAAAGATGATCAAGTTGGTAGCCAGCCGGGATCGGCCCCTTGGCTCGTTCAAAGTAAACGCGATGGGCTAGTCGGCCCTTGCCAGCGTCGCGCATCATCGCGTAACCGCTCCAAGCCTTCGTTCGCCGCCAAATCCAACATCCAGTATCTGTGATCTCGTAAGGGGCGGCGTCAGCCAGCCGGGTAATGGTCCTCCCCTTCATGGCATGGCCGTGACGATACCGCGTAGGTTGTCCCTTCACGGCTCCACGATGCTTAGCGGTGTATTTGGAAATTGGAGTTTTCTCCCCGCAGCCACAAAGGCAATATCCGTCATTCATAGTCCCTAGCCTACACGAAAGACCGCCGAATGCCTAGTTATCAAAGCTTGCCTTTCGAAGGGTTTGGGCGCGGAATTAACCTTGTAGATAAGTCAGACAGCGTTGATCCTGCCGAGGCCGTCGATTGTCTCAATGTCCTCTACTCCCAGCGCGGAGCGATCGAATCGCGCCCCGGCTACAACAATGGCACCGCCTCAGAACTTACGAATCGGGCTGAAAGCCTCTCCCCGTACTACACGGCCGCTGGGACTAAGCAGCTTGTGGCTGGGTGCGGAACGCGCCTAGAGGCCCTCAACTCTTCCTTCGAAGTCGTGGCCAGCGCCACCGGCTTGACCAAAGCGGTCTGGGACTTCGTCAGATTTGGCAAACCCAACGAAGAGGTGGTCTACGCTGGCAACGGCACTGATAGCCTTCGCAAGTGGAATGGCACCGAATGGACGAACCCAACGATCACCGTCGACGGAGCCGCAGCTAAAACCGGCGTCAAGGCAGCCTCCCTGGCGACGCTTCCCGCCTATAACCGTCTCGTATGCGGAGGATTCTCAACTAAAACCGGAGGTCCAGGCGGAGCTGAAAGCTCTCCAAGCCATGTGTACTTCTCAGAAGAAGGCAACCCCGAGGCCTTCGAAAGCACCGCCTATATCCAGTTCACGCCAGGCGACGGGGAGAAAGTCCAAGCGGTCGTAACCTGGCGAGAATTCGTCTTCGTCTTCAAGGAATCGAAGTTCTTCGTAATCACCGACCAGGCCCGCGATTCCGAAAACAAACCGGAATTCGTCTTCCAAACGATTGAAACCGGCGTAGGCCTCGCCTCCCCACGAGCCGTCTGCATCCATCAGTCCGGCGTCTACTTCATGAGCCGCGAGGGCGTCTATCGGACCACGGGCTCCGAGCCTGAACAGGTCTCCAGTCTCGTGGAACCAATCTGGTCCGGGGATACGAGCCTCTTCTACAAAGGCGGTGTCCTGGCCTTCAGCGCGATCACCAACTGCGCGATGGAAACCTGGGACGAAAAGATCTATCTCAGCTTCCCCACCGCCAGCGCTAACAACCGCCAGCTTGTCTACAGCCCCGAATACAAATGGTGGTCAGTCCTCAACCTCCCCGCCTCTTGCCTGGCCACCTTCCGAGCCGAAAACGAAACCGAGCTTATCTTCGGCTACTCCAGCGGAGAAAAGATGATCGGTCGGCATAAAACCAGCTACGCGAATGACGATGGGGTAGCCATCAAAGAGCGCTGGAGATCGGGCTGGTTCGATCTTGGCTCAGCCGATATCAAGAAGGTTCGCGCGGCGAAGATATGGGGCACCGGCAAGGTCACGATGGAGATCGACAAAGATTTCGCGGAATCGACCGGTAAACCAGAAGAACTAGATCTCTCTGGAGCCTCCGGCTCCCTCTTCGCTGGAGCGGGGACGTTCGGCGGAGAAGGCTTCTTTGCGGATTCCTCGGCAGGCTTGGTGGGCAAAGAGCGTCGTGTCGCCCAACGAGGGACGGTCTTCTCGGTCCTCTTCACCAACGAAACGCTGAACCAAGAGTTCCAGATTCATCGCAACGAGCTTTTGGTGCCGGGACTCTCCGAACCGGCCCGCATAACTGCGTAGGGCCTGCCTGAGTCCTTTCCGGCCCTGCCAGATCGCCCCGGCGCGTCTTTTGCCAGCGCTGCCGGGGCCGCCCCTTCCTAGAAGTCCTCACGACTTCTCATGACAAGAAACGCTAGGGTTCGCCAAGATGCGCCAAATGGCGCGCTGACGACTAAATAGAAACGAGAAGATCGCTATCTCTGGAACATATGAAATCCCCGCTGAAGGTTCGCCTAACTCCAGCGAGGAGCCGAAGATCAAAACCTTCCTCAAAGGCTGGAACGAAAAGCTCAACTCAGAAAACGACTTGGAAGACACGGGCCTAGCGAGTCCTAATAACTCGGCGTATCGGACGATCTATGCGACTTCTACTCAGGCGCGAAGTGTCTGGGCTGCGGGGACGTATTGGCTTGCTCCCTCCACGGGGAATCCATCGCTCTCGGGATCATCCGTAGAAGGCGGCAATACCCTCCCCTTCTTTCAATTTGCGAAAGCTGATTATGAAGTAGCCAACAAGACGCAGAAATTGAGGCTACGGGCGCAGATAGGAGCCAACGCAACGAAACCGACGATCAAATTCACTTTTGGGCTCTATCCCGTTACGGTTGCCGGTGCCGCCAAAAACCTGGCGGTAACCCTGGGGGCTGCGGTGTCGGGCTCGACGCTCGAATTCAACGAACCGGCGGCTTCTACGTTCACGTCGAAAGAAACCTCTGACTTCACGATTCCTGCCGATGGAGTCTATGCGTTTGGCATTGTGACAAGCGCTGAAATCACGGTTAATGCGGCGGTCTTCCTGAGCACGCAGCTTCAGACTCGGAGCGTCTAATGGCGGTCCTAGACGCGAAGAAACCTGCTTGGCAGGCTTCCACGAAAGCTATCAGCCCAACCAAAGCTGAAGCGAAACTCCTCGAAGGCAAAGCCCCCCTCCTCCCGGACGGCGGGGGGGCTCTCCCCCTGGAAACCCGGGTTCTGCTCAAGGACCAGGCCAAAGCCGAGCAGAACGGCCTGTTCGAAGTCACGAAGAATGAATGCTTCGGAGGGGAAGGCAAATTCGCAGGTGCCGGCAACTTCGCAAAAGGCGAAAACTGGGCATTGAAACGTCCCGAAGACGCCGATTCCGGGGCAGACGTGACGCATGGGATGACCGTCCCGGTCGAAGATGGCGTGACCAACGAATCCACAACCTGGATTCAGGTCACCCCTGATCCGATCGAAGTAGGCGTTACCGCGCAGACTTTCGAAGCTCTTCGCGCGCATCCGGGAGGCGTAGCCGGCGGGGGTCTCGAAGGCAAGTACGCGGCCCCAGAGCTATCGACCCCCGTGGAGCTCCCGGAGGGTGAGGCGATCAAATGGGAGTCGGAAGGCAAGACGGTTGCTGAAGTCGTCGGGCTGCTCCTTGAAAAAGGCACGTACAGCCTCGTAGAGCTTCTCTCCGCGATGGAAGGGGCCGACAATGCCGCAGTGGTTGCGACGGCGCAGAGCAAATCCCAAGGCGCGGTCACGGGCGTCCAGTCGCTCTCAAGCACCTCTGCCGCCAACTCCTACGTGCAGGCGCTGGCCTCTGGCAACGTCCCCTACATCATCAAGGGAGACGGGAAATCGGATTTCCTGCGGCTTCCCTCGACCGCCAATCGACGCATGGTCTCTGGCCAGATCAATGCTGCTGGCTCCGTAGTCCTGGGCTCCGGCTTTACCTGCACGCGCACGGCAACAGGGAAGTACACAATCAAATTCAATGAAGCATTGGCAAGCGCCCCTATCGTGACCGGCAACCATTGCGGAGATGAAGGCTGGACTTTTTTCACTTGTCAGGAATCCAGTGCCAAAGAAGCCAAGATCATCATCCGGGACGGCGCTGCGGCTCTCGCAAACGAAGCTTTTAACTTCTACGCGATGGGCTAATGACTAATTGGCCCGTAGCGGGGGGGACTGTACGAGACATCGCGGTCGAACGGAACCTGCGGGACATTCGCAGGCGCGGAGGCGAGCTAGCCGCCTCCGCGCTCTCCAAAGTCGAAGCCAAAGAACTCTTCCCTCAGCTCGTCGCGCCTGCGAAACGACAGCTTATCTTCGGAGAGATCAGCGCGACTGGAACGATAGTTCTCGGTGCCGGATTCTCCAGCGAAAAAACCGCCGCCGGCAGCTACACGATCACATTGGCTACCGAAGCTGCCAGCACCTTGGTCGTCACGGCTACTTGCAAGACGACTTTCGGTGGTCTCACCATCGCAGTCTCGGAAACAACCAAAAAAGTGATCAAAATCAGAACTTTCGATACGACAAACAATTTGGCTGATGTCGCCTTCACCTTTCACGCAGTCGGATAGGAGCCAGATGCCAGGCGCTAGAGGACGCAGCTCAAAGAGCGCTTTGAAAACTGCAACCGCCCTCAAAGGAGCGCGATGAGTCGAAGAACGCAAATCATGCAGGGAATAGGCAGGAGCGGCGGCACCGAGGCACCCAGCTCGCGGCGGTCTCAGATCAAGAAAGCGCTGGGAGGCTCTCTCCCCCCTATGCGCTACCCAGATCCGCGAGGGAGCGGCAGGCCGCATCCCGGCGCTCCCATTCGCCAACCTGGCTCCCCCGCTGTAGGCAGGGCCATGCAACCACGTCTGGGCGCGCAGCTCTCCAACCGCGTGGCGAGCGGGAGGATCTCGCAGAGCCAGGGGCAGAAAACTGCTCAACAGCGCCAGATGCTCGCCAAAGCCTTTGGCTCAGACTGGCGCGACAAGGTTTTCGGTCAGGGCGGCGCGAAAGGAATCTCCGGCCCCTTTGCCACGGCGCAGGTCCGGACGAAGCGCTCTCAGGCCTTGGAACGCGCTAAGCGAAAGCTTTACTAGGCCTATATGGCTCGCCCTCGCAGAGCGGTCATACGCGCAGCCGTAGCTTCCAGCGCGCCCAAATTGAATCCGCAGGGCACCGGCTGGCGCAACCCTCCGGGCGGGCAGGCGAGAGGCGCAGGCGGTGGCAAAGCCGCGCGGCCCTCTAACGCCCAGAGAGGCGTGGGAAGGGGTGGAGCAGGGGCAGGCGCTCCGAGCGCCTCTACGGGCCTCCCGCAAAGCTCTACGGCTATGCCCTGGGATTCTCAGGCGACTCTCGAATCGGCGGGAGGCTACCGCAACGCGGAGGACAAACTTGCGGGGCTGCGTGGCAACTGGGACGCGGAACAGCGCTCTATCGGACTTGGGCAGGGCTATGAAAACAATCCCTACTCCCAAGCTTCGCTACTTCAGAGGCAAAGGGAAATTGGCACACGGGGCATCAACCAGCGCCCCGGTCAGCTTTATTCCGGAGCCACGATCAACCATCTGGGTCAGACCGAACACGGCTACTCAGAAGGTCGCGCCCACCTGCAGGAAAACTACGAGGCAAGGCGCGCTCAGGTCGAACGAGAAGAACAGGCCACTCAGCACGAAGTCCAGACCGAGCAAGAAGAAGCCCAACTGGCGGCTATTGAACGGGCGAGGGAAGAAGCGCCAGAACCCGCGGCTCTTGGAGGATCTTCCTACTCCGGTCCTCGCGGCGTGACGAGGCCGGGAAGTGGGCCAACCAGGGGGCCGAGCAAAAAAGTCAATCCCCCGGGCACCGGCTGGCGCAATCCACCTGGCCAATCGGGCGGAAGGAAGAAGCGATGATCCTGCTGCGTGCGATGGCGCTTATCTCATGGATCTTTTTGCGACTTAATCCACGCTGCGCCAACAAGCCTTCTCTGCGTCAGTTGTGGAAAGGGCTCGCCCATCCAGAAAAGGAACCCTTCTCTTGAAGAGACGAAACCAGATCAATCGTCAACTGCGGCGTGAAACGCGGGAACGCAAATCCCAGCAGGACTTCATAAAACTTCCGACTGCGAAGCGCGCGCGGCGCACCGCTGCGGCTGAGGCCAATGTCCAGTACAAGCCCGTGCTCCGTGGTCTGCGCAGCGAAATCGCCGGTTCCAGGAAGCGCGAAGGAGAGCTGAAGAGTTGGTACGGGGGGCTAACGGCTCAGAACGCGGCAGCGCAGCAAAGCGCCGCTACGTCCTCCCAGGCGCAGGAGTCTGCGCTGACGCAGCGGCTTGCTAATGCTAGCGCCTCGGACTCCGCCAACCTCCAAGACCTCGCTTCGAAAAATGAAGCAACGGCGAAACTCCTCGGTGGTCCCACGAACAGCCGTGGTCTCGCCGAAGCGGCTGCGGGGAACACCGCCGTAGCGCAGCAGCGTGTGGCTCTCACGTCGCCCCTCACCGCCGAAAGGGCTTCTCAGCAGGGCTACCTGGCCCAGCGCGGCATCTCGGCTACGGAACGCGGCATAGAGGCTCGCAAAGCAGAGACCTCGCGCAGGCGCAAAATCAAGGAAGACCTTCGGGCAGGGAAGAAGGAGCGCGGTCAGGCGGTCGTCGGGAACCTGGAGAAGCTGCGGGAAGGCGCGCGGGACTACGCGATCCAGAAACAGGCGTTCGGTCAGAAGGGCAAGGAACTGGGCCAGGAGGCGCGTGAAGGAGCTGCGGACCGCAGGCTGAAAGCACGAGAAGGCGCAGCGGACCGCTCGATAGACCAGGCGAAGCTAGGGATCTCTCAGGCAAAACTTGGGCTCGAACAACGTAAAACGAACCAAGCCGGTAGGAAAGTCCGGCGCGAAGCTCGGGAAACTGGGGGCAAGAACGGTGTTAGTCATAAGGCATACGCTGCTGCCAAGAGTCATTACGAAACTGGAACAACGCGCAAAATCCTGAACAAGAAGACCGGCGAATGGGAAACGCGCGACAACCTTCCCTACAAGAGTTGGGGCGAATTGGCCAATGAAGTCACCAAAGAAAGCGAAATCAATTCCGTCGAAGCGAGACGTGCCGTCGCTCGGATCCGCAAAGAAGCCGAAGCCCAAGAACGCCGTATAGGGGCTGAGAAACAAGCGAAGGCTAAGGCAGCGCTAGGGCACAGTCACCGCTGATGGCCAAGAGAGTCAAGCGGCCAGTCAAGGTAGCCGTACCATTTGCTCCGACTGCTAGGGGGAAGGCGGCGGAAGAACGGGCTAAACGGGTCGCAGGGCCAAAGCGCTCGGAGTCCTCGATACCAAGCATTAAGCATCCGAACGCCGCGAGTTCGCCGTCGCCGTCGCGTTCGTCAAGTACCGAGCCCTTCGCTGTCCCTTCGCTGCCCAAAGCCATCGCGAAGACCCGTCGCAAACTGCATTCGGAAACACAACGCAAGATCGTCAAGCAGCAGAACTTGCTTAAGTTGCAGGAGACCCTTCATGCCACACAGAGAAAACTCCCACCTGAGCCGCATACGATCTATCAACAGGCGCGCTATGGAGCAAAGCAGCCGCCTGCCTCTGAGCGGCGAAGTTTTCCGAGAGCCTACAAACGTGCAGAGCAGATTGCTCTGGCCAAACTCTCCTCCAAAGAGGGGCTGAAGGAAGATCCCCTAGCAGAACTAGCGATCTCGACTATCGCTACGGCTGGCCTAGGCGCTGGGGCTAAGCTAGCTGCCACAGGCGCTGAGAGTGGCGCTGCGGCCCTTCTGGCCCGTGGAGGCAGCAAGGTGGCCTCCAAGGGAGTCACCGCCGCGGAGAGCGCCGTAGAACGCGGGGCTAAGGCGGTTGTCTCCGGAGCGAAGGGGAAGGTTGCCAAAGTCCGAGCTACTCCTGCTAGGGTCAGAAGCGCACCGAAGCGCGCGCGACGGGCAGTCGCGACTCAACAGGGACGCCGGGCTGCTGCGCAGTCAACCGCACGTTCGGCCCGGCGTCATCCTGTACGCTCCGTGTATGGGGCAGCGGCTATCAGTCCCGTCCCGCTTCCGGGGGATGCCGACAAGCGGGCCAGGGCTTTCGCAGAGGGAAGCGCTAAAGCTCTTGTCGGACGTACCGGAGAAACTCTGGAGACAACTGGACGATCTCTCGCCGGGGCAATTACTGGTCCTGCGGCGCTACTTGGGGCAGCGGCTTCGTCAGTAAAGCACGGCACCCCTGAGCCTCTTGTCAATACGGCAGAAGAGCAAGCCAAGGGCATAGGCCACATCGTTGGCCAAGCCTTCTCGGGGGACGTGAAGAAGGCTGAAGAAGCGGCGCGCAAGGAAGGCTCCCTGGCGCTAGCTACCCCGCTCCCTGCCCTTACCCGCCTCGGTAAGTACGAGAAAGCCCGTGGGCGCATTCGAGAGACGGCAGCCAAGGGACGACGCAAGATCGCGAAGCGCAGCGAGAAGGCAAACCGCAACGTGCGCCATGCGCCTGCGGGCGTAGAGCAGCACGTCTCAGGAATTCTAGGCCGACACGAGCACCGCAAGCAAACGGCTCTTCTCAAGCAGCGAGTCGATAACCCGCTCCGGGTCAAACGTGCCCATCATGAGGCGGCGATATCTCATGCCATCGCGAAGACTCCTGAGGGTTCTCACGTAGCGCTACAGACCCTGGCCGAGTACGGGGTCAGGGGGCCGAAGGGCGCTGCCCTCGTGCGCCACAGAGGCCCCGGCGATAAACAACTGATCGCAGCGCTAGACTACGCTGATGCCCATCCCGAGATCTACAAAAGCAAAGATTTCGAGCGAGCCCTTGGAGCCGTCGACCGTGCGGCCACCACTGCGCCAGCAGCCCTTGTCGGCAAGGGAGAGCGCGCAAGGCTCTTGGCTCAAGGAGACCTCTTGGGACTCCCTCGGCCCGAGGCGATGGTCCCCCTTCGAGCGCGGGCGCACACAAGTGCCCAATCACGCGAGGCTGCCTGGGACGACCTCCATCAGCGGGACCTTCAGCTCAAAGCCCTAAAGCGCCAGGGTCGGGAGAAGTTCAACCAGGCCAAAGTCCTCAAAGGGCTTGAGGCGCGCCAGGTTCACGATGAGGGTAAGGCGATCTACGCCCAGGCCCGCAAGCTTCAGCGCGACAACAAGGCGCTCTATGACGCTTTGAGTCCCTATACGCATCCGGAGCACAGCATCGACCAATCCAAACGGATGGTCTACGACGACAAGATGCTGGCCGAGTACAAGCGCCAGGTCGAAGCCGCTCGTAAGCAGGCCGGGCTAGCCCCTGCCATCTGGACCCACCATGGTCCTGTAGATCAGGCAGGCTCAGGGATGGTCGGGGCCTACTCAAGGGCTCCGGGCATAGAGCACATGCGCGAGGGATCTCTCGCGGCTGGCGACAACCTGGACCGCTCGCTAGAGGGACTGATCCGAGGTACCGTCCACCTTCCAAGGCAGCGAGAGGCTGCTCGCCAGTTCGTCCGAGCGCTGGCCGACCACTTCAAGACGCCCTTCACGATTGATGGAAAGCAGAAGTTCGTAGGCCAGGGTTCCAAGGATTGGAACGAGATCACCAAACAGGGTGGTCAGTTCGACCCGAAGTCCTGGGGACGCTTGGCCTACCGCGAGTGGAAGAATGCTCTCAACGATCCTTACCTTTCCGAGGCAGAGCGCTCCTCCAAGCTCCAGAGCCTTCTTGCCGATGCTGAGAGCGGGAAGGTCAAGGGCCATGAGCCCTGGATACTGATGCCGAGAGAGGCTATCAAGGAGGCGAAAGCTCAGGTCAACCCCGAGCAGGGTGGCGTGAGTAGCCTCTTCAATACCCTGGGCCGTACTGCCAACCGTGCCATCCTGGGAACCAACCCCGCCTGGGAGGTAGCGCAGGTAGTGGCCGAGGGCATTCCCATCGTTCTCGCTCACCCCGAGCTTCTCCTAGACCCGACCCGTGTAGCTCGCCTTGAGCGAGATATCTGGAAGTACCGCAAGCAGAATCCCGAGAAAGCCCTAGAGCTACAGGCAATGGCCGGGGCTACTCCGATCTCAGGTGCGGCCCTGAGGACACCTGCGGATATGCAGGAGACCTACACGCCTGTGCAATGGGCAGACGGAGCGAAAGAGCTGACACGAGGGAAAACGGCCCGAGAGGCGCTGGGCTTCGCTAAGCTGAGGACCCTTGGCAAGATCGACGCCCTCAGACAGAATGAGTACCGAACCGTCCTCCTTGCGGCTGAGTCCGACCGGCGTTTTCGTTCGTGGCATGCTGGGCTTACTGGACTCTTCGACACTCAGGCGAAGCTTTCGAAACGGTTCAAGTCACGGGGTGAGCTATGGGATTGGCTCCAGCACGACCCCAAGGGCAAAGCCGAGCGAGTCAAACTCGAAGACTACGTTGACAACGTAGCGGGCAACTGGACCGCCTTCTCCCGCTACGAGCGTGACTTCGCTCCACTTGCGATCTTCTATGGCTTCCTCCGCTACTCGCTGCGCTGGTCAACCTGGACCTTCCCGAAGACTCATCCGATCATGGCGACCTGGGCCTATATGCTGGGCCAGGCCAACGCCAACCAGATTGATAAGTTGACGGGAGAAGGACTCCATGAAGCAGGACTCGCCAAAACCGGAGCTGCGCAAAAGCCGTCCAACCCACTTGCTTATGCATTTCCGGTTTACTCGGGCATGGACGGAGATCGAAGCGTGCTACCCGGAGGATCTCGTATTTCTCCAGGTCAGTCATCTCTCACCCAGGCTCTCTCTTCCGGTAACCCGGCGGCAGTCCTAAGCTCCGCCAATCCCTTTCTTGGCGCGGGAATCGAGGCACTGACCGGCGTTGAATCCTTCACGGGAGAAAAGACCACGAAACCGCAGGGCTGGGCCGCGCTTGAACAGATCACTGGTCTCTCCTACCCAGCTAGGGCAAAGCTGCCGATCCTTGGGCTTGACAAAGAAAGCCTTTCCGAAAAGGTACTTGGAGCACTGGGTGCACCGCCGCGTGGGCCTGCATCTAAGGCCTACGAAGCCCTAGACAAAAACAAGAACATCCGTCAGGGGATCTATCCCGGCGCTCCGCAGTCCGGTAAGGACTTTGGTCGCACAGAAGCCCTCTCGAAGAGCTTCGACCTGAAGTACGGAGAAGGCAAGATCCCCTATTACGGCGATTCGCCACTGTTTCAGAAGGTTATGTACGGGCACAACGGTGGCCCCAACCTAAACCCTGTAGCTCGTAAGCGAGAAATCGCGGAAGCGATCACGAAGATCCATGCGGCCGAAATGGGCAGCAACGTCGCGAAAGGCTACGAGCAACCATTTTATTCGCCTTCCAAGGGGATTCCCAAATCGATAGAAAAAGAAATCCGGGAAGCCTTCGAGAATGCTTGGAAGACGGGGCCTTCGGGAACCCCCAAGAAGATCAAACGCGGTGGTATAGGCGGAACAGGAGGCAGTATCGGAGGCCCAAGCACAGGCTCAATCGGAGGACCGGCTAGCGGAGGCATCGGCGGTCCAAACGGCATCTCGATCGGTGGGCCATGAGCGATGCCTCAGAAAACGACCGACTTGCCGCCGCGCGATTGGCCAGTCCTCGGACTCATTCTCTGCATCATCTACTTGACCCTGCTGTTGCCACCCGCCGTCTTCCTGGGAGCAAAACCAGAGATCCTGGGGGGAGCAATCTTCATTCTCACATCGACTCTGGGTGGGATCATCGGCGTAAGGGCGGCCCGCAAATGAGCTATCACAACAAGGTCGCCAGAGAGCTTGAAAAGGTCTACGAGGAACTCTTGAAAACTCCCCCCATCGTGATGCTCATACTTTCCTGTCTGGCCGTTCTACTCGTAGGAGCGATAGTCGTAGGGGCTACCCGGTGAGGCGTCCTCCCGTAGTCCTAGGCATGGCGGCGATCACGATCCTCGCTCTCCTCGTTGCGGTCGCGCTGATCCTTTTCTCAGTCAACCCGACTCAGAAAACCAACCAGGACCAAATCAAAAAGACCCAAGCCGAGATCGAGAAGACAGTGATGAGCCAGCACGCGATCATCTGCGCTCAGGTTCAGAACACCGCGAACTCCTACAGGTTTCGGTCCTTGACGCCGAGCGGTCAGGTTGAGCCGATTCGCCACTTCCTGACCAGGATGCAGGCCCAGCAGCAGACGCTGCGTCTAGCGCGAGGCTCTGAATGCCGCAGCGCTCCAGGTTTCCCTCCCGTCGGCCTACAGGTTCGCCGCGCCCTGGGACAAATCCATCGCATCCTGCAGTCCTTCGAGCCCCGCTTGCGACGACCGGTGGCCCAGAGACAAATCCCTCATAACCCCTCATTCAGACACCCGGGTTTCTCGCCAGCCTACTCTGCGCCCTCTAACGCCGGGGTAGGAGAGGAAGGGGTACCGGCCACCCTCAAGCAGGACCTGGGCTCTCAGACGCCCCCGGGAGGCTCAGGAGGGCACCCTGGGCCGCACAAGGAAGGGGCTCCCCCGCCGTTGAACCCGCAACCGCCCGAGAGTGCCCCATCCCCGCCTGAAGCGACCCCGGTCGCTCCGGCCCCAAGCCAACCAGGCAAAGGCGGTCGAATCGAAGTGCCCGGGTTGGTCGAAGGGGAAGTTGAATTCTCGTTGCCTGAAACGGTCTGGAACACCGAAAGCAGCCTTGAGATAAACGTAAAACCAGGAGGTTCTGAATGACCCGGTTCCGGGCACGTCTCGCCAAGCTTGCCGAAAGACTGAAAAGCAACGAAGCCCAGCTTGCGAAGGCGAGGCGTAGGGCCAAGGCCAATCGGTCAAGGGCGACGAAGTTCCATAAGCGCCAGATCGCTTTTCAGAAACAGGCCGATGAGGAAGCGGCTATCGGAGGGGACTACGCTTCTGGACCGGCGCGCCTGTACTCGCTCTATGCGGCCAAAGCGAAGCGCAAGGCCGAAAGGGCGCACGACAAAGCGATCTACTGGCGGGGGCGGATCAAGGCCTGCGTTCAGAAAATCGAGGGGCTTGAGGCGCGTCAGGAAATGCTCAAGAGCGCGCTGACCAAGTGGCAGAAGACGCATGGCGTCACCATCGAAGACAACAAGGTCGTAGGAGGCACTCCCGGCCAGCGCTGGAAAGTCGCCTGCCTGGTCTCTGTCGCGAATTGCTCCAACGGCTCTCGTCGTAACTTCTACTCACAATCAGGTAGCTGGGATATTGACCACGAACTCGTAGGCGGCCCCGAGTACGGCCATCGATCCGATTGCTCCTCGACCGTCACCGGCTGGGCCAAGGCCTGCGGCCTACCCGATCCCAACGGAGAAGACTGGCACGGTGGCTACACGGGGACGCTCGTAGGCCAGCACAACGGCTGGAAGCAGGTCTCTCAGCACTACATGGAAACCTCTGGGAAGCCCGGCTACATCGTTTATGGGCCGGGCGTCGGTCATCACGTAGAGGCTTACCTTGGTCCCGGCACTCGGACTGCGGGGCACGGGTCGAGTCCAGTGGATTTTGGGGTAGTTGCTCTGTTCGGAGATTCCGATTACAGGTGCTTCGCCCTGGAGTAGGGTGTAGCCATGAACAAGAACGTGCAGCACCTAGAAACCCATAGACGATGGCTGGAAACGTTTAACCAGCCGCTCGTGACCATGCGCCAAGAACTCGTTGGCTTAATCAAGGAAAAGGAAGTCAATTGAAATTCTTGGATGATCTTCCAGTTGGCACGATCACAGCCCTGGGCGGGGGCATCCTTGCCCTAATCGGCTACTTGAATCACGATATCTCCATCTTCGAGGCGCTAGCTGCCTGGGGCATCACAAGCGCGGGCGGTGGAGGTATAGGCTTGGCCCGTAACGGGGCCGGCAGAGGATTGAGGAAATGATCACGACCCTACTTGTCATCCTGCTGATTGTTGTGATCGTAGTCCTGCTCGTGCGGTGAACACGACTTCTGAAGAGACAGGGCAATGAGCGCTGTGCAACGTGGTCACGCACGAGAGCGCGACGTGAAGCGCTATCTCGAATCTGCGCCTGGAGGCTCCTGGTGGGTCCTACGCTCCCCGGCTTCGAAGGGCTCGGCCGACCTCGTTGCCTTGAAAGCCGGGGAGATGCCTCGCTTCATCGAGGTCAAGGCAAATGTCTCGGGCGGTCCCTTCATGAACTTCCGGGTGGGGGAAAGAGCTGACCTATTGCTAGCGGCCTTGAAGGCGGGAGCCAAGGCCGAGCTTTGCTACTGGCCACCTCATGGGGAAAGGCGCTTCCTGCCTTCCTCGGAGTGGCCTTGACACCGCATGGTAGGCTCTAGCCGAGTCTCATCTCACTGACTCTCTATTCCTGTAGTTACGGTTGTGACTGGTAGAAGGATAAAGCGCTTCGCTCGAAAGGGCGGGGCGCTTTTTTATTGGTCTTCGGGATAGAGGACGTGCAATTCATGGGGAAGGCCCAAGCCCGTAAGAAGAGCATCAACGGTGCTAAGCGAGACACCGGCTTGATTGCGCCTGAGAATATCGTAGATTCGCTTTTCCCCAATTTGGGTCCGTTCGGCGATGACTCTCTGAGCGCTTCCATTAAGAAGCAGGGATTCGATCTCTCCTTCTAGGAGCTGCGCAATCGGCTCCACCGGGAGACGGTCTCCCGTCTGGGCCATTTGCGCTCCGGCCCGGGAGCCCCGAACGGGCCGGCCCTCTCGTCGGCGCTTAGTCGCAGCCCACTCCCGTCGTCTTTCATGCGCCCGTCTTTTCTTATCAGGGTCAGCCAAGTATTTTTGGCGATACCCTTGTTCTAAGCGCTTGAGGTCGACGCCTTCTGCTCTCTGCTGTGCTCGCTTTGCCTGCTGCTGAGCACGAATGCATACCTTACAACGAGCTTCGATTCGTTCGATTGGACCGGTTTTCAGCTTGACCTTGCGCCAGTAGTACTCGGATCTAGGCTTTGTTCCCCCACAGCCCGGACAACGCTTGACCGTAGGCTCGGCCACGGTCAAGGCGCGATTTTCGAGATAGCGGCGTTCCTGTCCCCTCCGCATTCGCTCCCGCACTGCTCGCGAAGTTCGTTGTCCCTTGCCGGCCACGCTGGCACCCTACCTCACGTCCGCAAGCTACGCTAGGTTGTGTCCATGAAACAACTACGCGCAGAAGGAGTTCAGAAGCTGGCAGAGGCGCTGCAAGAGGACTGTCGCCACCTAGAACGCTTGAGCCGGGACGATCCGGGGATAGGCGAAAGAGCCAACCAGGCTTCTGGCTGGCTAGGTCAGATTGTCAATCGGATCAATGAGGTTCATCTAAAAGAGGGAGAGAACGAAGATGCTTAAGAGAGTCGTGCTAACGAATGGGTGGCAGTTTTATACCGACCGGCTTGAATGGGACGAAGGCGGTTGGCTGAGAGCCAAGGGCCGTTGGGACACCCCAGGGGGGCCGGAGGGAGATCTACACGCGCCTCCAACGGCCATCGTTTGCATCCGAACGGAGAACACAGATGCCTGATTTTCAAGTCGTACGAGCGGATCACAAGGAAGACTGGAGCGGGAAATTCGGTCCGATGAGCACCTATGCCCTGGAACTACAGGAGGTCGGTGACGGGTCCGGAATCGTTCGTCAGGTAGAGATGAACCAGAAGCCCACTACAGCCCCTCCACAGGCCGGAGAAACGCTCTCAGGGACCATCACGCCCAGCTCCAACCTGGACTTCGCCGATAAGTTCAAGAAGGAGTTCAAGGAGGGCGGCTTCTCAGGGGGAGGTGGGCCGAAGGGCGGAGGCATCTTTAAACCCCGCGATCCTTCAGAAATCGCAGGAGCGAGGCACGCTCACAACCTCCTCGTGGCGGCCCATAGCTTTCCTCCTATGGAGTTCATGAGTGGAGGGAACAACGCCCAAGTAGTCCAGGAGCGCCTAGACGACCTAGAGGCTTTCGCCTGCGTCCTAGACGAAAAGACCGCAGCGATCAGCGATGCGGCTAAGGCGCAACCGGCGGCCGAGAAGAAGGACGACTCGGACTCGCTGCCCTTCTAGCTGATAGTCCTGAATTCTCGGGTCCTTGTTGAGCCACTCTCTCCGGAGGGTGGCTCTTTTTCTTTGTAGTTCTTGACAGTTCCTCCTGATTCTGTATGGTCTAAGAAGCACTGACCAACAACGTAGGGAGAGAACCTATGGAATACCGACTTGGCTGGAGCGCTAGCTCCAACATCTCGTTTCGAGGAGAGACCGAGTGGACAGCTTGGAATGAGCCGGAGGATGACTCCGCCGCGATTGAAGATGCATTGACCAAAGGCTCGGGCTCCCTCGGAGACGGACTGGAGATCGTTCTTCAGGAATCTGGCTTTGAGTGGTGGGTTGAGACTCGGGAGACCGAGAATGCCTAAGTCCGAAAAGAGCGCAATGGCCCTCGTAGACGCCTGTCGCACTCCGATGCGCCGCAAGATCATGATCCTGGCCGAGGAAGCCAAGGCGCGAGAAGAGACTGTCACCGCCAAGGGGATGGCCGACAAGCTGCACCTGAACCTCAACGGCCTGAGCTACCACGTCAAAGAGCTGGCGAAAGCCGGAGCCTTGGAAGTCGTAGGAGGAGAGCAGCTGCGTGGTGCTTGGCAGAAGCACTACTTGCCCACCGAGGCCTTCCAGGCCACGATGACCGACACCGTAGCTCTGGATCAGATCGCGGAACTGGTTGAGGAAGGGATCTCTTTCGCCAAGAACCAAGCGGAGCTCTTCGAGATCGTCCGAGCTACCGGCCGTCCCGTGGAGGCTTGAGCGTGGACGCCAGGGAAGAAGCAGCGTCGATTCTTAAACAAGCGCAGGCTACCGGAATGATTGAGGGAGACTGGACCAGCTTGGTCGTCCTTGCCGTCAAGCGCCACCTAGACGCCATAGACGAGGATCTCCAGAAGCTACGCAAGGAACTGCGGACCCGAAACGGAGGAGGCGAGAATGCCTGAGATGCCCAAACGCGAGGATTCTGCGGCATTTGCAGCCTCCCTAGCGCACGGAGGAAAGAGGCAGCCAGGAGGGTGGAGTGGTTCCCTCCTTGGTTCCGGACGCGAATCTTTTCGCCTCAGCCGAGAGGAGAGGGATCACATCGCAGGTCATGCCTTGGATTCGATCAACGATCTATCGAGGAAGCTTACCGCAGCATCTGAGCCGTGTGAGCGTGAGACAGCACGAATCCAGGCTGGCTCCGGCGTAGCCCGCAAGATTGCGGCCCTCTCCAACCTCCTAGGGGATATCGGCTGGGAGCGAGAGGGTACTGGGCCACGAGAAGGTTCCGTAGCCGGGATGCACCCTCCTGCCTGGATTCTCGGAGAACTCTTCCCGGTGGCCCAGCTAAGGCCCTGGCTGGAGGAGTGGCAGCGTCAGGACGACGAGGCTCTCAAGCTGGCCGAAGGAGTACTGGAGGTCGCAAAGGTCGCCGTGAACAGTTGCGAGGCCGAGCCAACGGCCCGTATAGCGGTCTCTGATGCCCAGACCAGGCTAGGCACCGGGGCGATCCTCCTGGCCCGAATCGAAAAGTGGATGGCTTCTCATGAAAACTAAGGATGGCCGTATTTCGATTGCGTCGTGGGAGCTCCGGGAAGAACTCGAAACCGCATGGCTACGAGGGTGGAGGGCATCAAACTTGCATCCAGGCACTGGTCACGCTGAGCTCAATGAAATGGCCGCCTTCTACGCAGAGCGAGTCCTAGGAGGCTCTACGAGACCCGAGAGGCCAGCATGAGTTGCTCAGCATGCAAACGGTTGGAGCTTGAAGTGCAGAAACTCCGAGAGGAACAACGCGCCGCCATAGCTCACGACGAGTTCGCTTGGGACAAGATCCCAGCCTCTCTGGCCCCCGAGAGGCCGGAGGTTGAGCGATGAACGCTAAGGAGAAGGAGTTCATCCACCTGGCCATCTACCACCTACGCAACGCTACGAGGGAGCTAGAGGACGCTCTAGGCGATCCTAGGCCGGACCCGCTACCTACCCCTTCAAAAGACGAGAACGCCGCTTAGGAGCTTAGGCAGAAGCTCTCAGAGATATCTGAGCCTCTGCTGACGACGGTGGACTGGCCCGTTGCTCTCTAGGTTGAGGGCGGCGGGCCTTTTACGTCCAGTCGTCGACGTCTCTTTTCGGCGTCCCAGAGCCAAAAGTCGACGAAATAAGAGCCAAAATGGTCTCAATCGTCGCCTCCGCCGCCCATGCTTGCGATTAAGGCCCGTGATACGCTCTGTTTCTGATGCCCGAGCGTGTCCACAAACGGCTATACGTGTCGCTACCCGTTTGCCCGGAGCCCACTTGCCATCGGATTGGGAAGGTGGCCAAGCACGGCATGGGCAACTCCATGCGCGAGTGGTGCACGGGCGGCGTTGAGAACCCGCACAAGAAAACGCGGGTCACCCACCGTCTCTTCGTGGAGTCTAGAGCCAAAGTGGCCGTGAATGGCTGAGAAGACCTGTAACCGCTGCAACGTGGCGAAGCCCTTAGCAAACTTCTACCCCCACAAACAAACGCGTGATGGCTATCTGAATCAGTGCAAGGAATGCACTAAACGAGCCAACCAAGAGAACTACCTTCGCGAAAAAGAGCGAGCTAAGGAACGAGCTAGTACTTGGTACCGCGAGAATAAATCTCGTGCCTTGGAACTCGCGGAGGAGTGGAAGAAGGCAAACCCCGAGCGGGTGGCGCAAACGCGAGAGCGCTATAGCCCGCGTCGGGCTGAACTGACCAAAGAATATCGAGCCAAAAATCCTGAGCGATTTGCCGAGGCGCAGCGACGACATGCGAAGCGCCATCCCGAGAAGGCTCGCGCCCGCAGCACGGTAACGCGCGCGGTCCACGAAGGCCGGTTGTCAAAGCCCAGGCATTGCGAAGATTGCAAAAAGGCCGTGGCTAATCCGGTCGATCTCCACGGCCACCACGAGGACTACGGCAAGCCCTTAGATATTGAATGGCTATGTCGAGGGTGCCACAACCAGCGACACTCCTCCAAGAGGCTATTTGTCGAGAGTCGGGCGAAGGTCAAGGCGTGAGGGACTACGTTTTTCATCATCTCTGCTTGCGTTGTCGGACGCACTGGTGCCTGCTTGACCATGCGGTCTGCCCGTCCTGCGGAACCTGGGCGCATAGCCGAGGACCTGTCTTCTCCTTCGAGGAAGTCAAAGCAGATGCCTGATCTCAATGCCAAGCGGCAGGAATCCTTTGACGAAGGCTGGTACGCGCCTATTCGGCGTGCCGAGGAAGCTAAGACCTGGAAAGACTTGGGCTACCGGGCCTTTCAGAAGCAGCTTGCCTCAAAAGAAAGACCGCCCCGAAGGACGGCCTCTCAAAAGTCGACAACGACCCTGACACGGAAGGGTCAACGCGAAGCGTAGCACAGTCCGGCAACGCCGATGACATTCCTTGTGGACTGAGCAGGGGCGCGTGGGGGTGAGCCTTGACGCGGCGAGCGGATCAGGCGGGATTCGGATGGGTCTTACGGAGGCGTTACAGCCCGTAAGCAGCGCGATACCCCTCTACCTGACGAGCTTGGGGGCACCGGAGACATTCGATTCCTGTTTGGCTTGGAGGGAGTTATAGGTTCCCGCTACCCCCTGGCCTTCATTACCGGAGACAGAAGCCCCCACTATGCCCAAAACGCCGACAAGAGCGGAAATACAAGCGAAGCGCCCGACACGAAAGCAACTCATTCAATGGGGCGTTGGCTGGCCCCCTCCGAAGAACTGGCGCAAGCGGCTCAAGAGGAAGTCGGACCTAGTTTACGGAGCAAAGAACAACCCGCCGCTTCAGAGGAAGGGGTTGGAACCGGGCCAGCTCCATCCCTATTGGCCTGAATGGCGCTGGGATGGCGAAGCTTTCGAGCGCGCGTGATAGAACAGTGGCGTGCAAGGCGAGGGGACTGAGCAATGCTGCAAGGAGGCGTATCAAGCTGGCCGTAGAGACGAGTGGCTCAAACAGATCGCCTTGGTCGAGGCCTACAAAGCGCGCTTCGAGGTCTTGAAGGACATCATGGTCTGCGTCAGCGGCCCGAAGGAAGTCGGAGAGGTCGAGCGACTAGACGAGATCCTGATGAGCGCCGTTAGGCGCGCTTGGGTGGAGCAGGACGCTTGAAGCTCGAAATCAGAACACTGCGCTCGGAATACTTTGAGATTCGGCCTAAGCATTGGTGGAGCCAGAAGGATCGCAAGGCTGCCCGGCTGAGCCTGAAGGTGCTTGAGAGCCAACGCGAGGAGGTCTTCAAGGAGACCAGTAAGCGGCTAGCTAGAGAGCTGTTCTTTGGCGAGAGCTATGTCCGGAAGGATTGGAAAGCTTGAGTCGCCGCCCTCTGCTCGGCGTCGTTTCACCGCAGACCGGAGAGGTCGTCTCGTGCCCTCAGTGTCAGCATCGCGAGGACGCCCTGCAAGGGCTGGAGAGGGACTTGCGGGTTAAGAACGCGAAGATCAAAGAATTGGAGCGCGACATTGAGACCGACGCTCGCAGGGATCCAGTGTGGCATGAGGCGGAATGTCTTTGGACGTGGTGGGCCTTGTCTTGTGGCCACGAAGGCTGCAAGTTCGAGGCCGAGGAGTTGTATCTAGCCAAGCCGCACTTGAAACGAGAGGGGCTGATAGGGTGCCTCAAGGCGGTAGCAGGCGCAGCCTTTGACCCCTACGTGGGGGAACTGAAAAATGGGAATGCGGACCGCAAGGATGACTTCGAGCTTATTTTCCGGAACAAGGCCAAGTTCGAGAGTTTTGTGAAGCGCGCACCCGGAGGAGAGGGGGACGAGATCACATGGAGGCGGTTCCTAGCCCAGCGGATCGGATCGAGCTTCAGGTGAAGCTTTGCGAGTGCGGTTGCACGTCTCCCGCACCCATCGCGAAGATGACGAATCGAAAGTTAGGTCATGTTCGTGGTCAACCTGTGCGCTTTGTAAGAGGCCATGCGGCTAGGGTTAACCCGCGCAAGCCTCAAGGATTTGGTCTGTTGCAAGGGAGAGAAGGTCGGTGGGCGATCTGGTGCTGCGATGGCTCCCGTGTCTATTTTTCTAGAGCGGTAATGGAAGCAGAGTTACGACGGCCATTGCGCGGTGACGAGGAGGTTCATCACATCAACCGGAACCCAACGGATGATCGTTGCGAGAACCTAGAAGTCCTGAGTCACCGGGAGCACGCTCAGCGCCATCGGCCCTCGCATTGCAGGCGCGGCCACCCACTAAGTGGGGAGAACCTCTATACGAGTCCTGATGGGCGCAATCAATGTCGCATTTGCGCTCGAATGCGCAATCGCAAACGTGCCAGGACCGTGGTGGCTTGACTCTCTCCCTCACCCGCCAGCAACGCAAAGCTCTCGTTTGCCCGCAGGGCCACGAGACGCGAGAGCTAACCCCCCAGCGTCAGCAGTTCTTTGGCCCCGGCTGGGTCTATTGCGATAGATGCGAGGTACGCTCCGCGAATTGCAAGCGTTCGTACAAAGGCATGTATTACCAGCGCCGTCTTTTGGAGTCGTCGTGACGTTGGCGTTGACACGCGCGCAGCGCAAAGCTCTGTTTGCGGGAGAACATCCAAGGATCACGGTTCCGGAGTCCTGGGAGTGGATTGGGAACCTTGAGCACAGACTTTCAACCAAAGTCTCGATTAGCATCGTCGGCGTTGAAACTCAGGACGACGAACGAGTCTTGCACTACGTCCTTCAGGACTTCCGCCCCCGCCTCCTACGTGCTAGGACTCGCAGTGCTGGCTACGAAGAGGGCCTGAGGGACGATCTCGTGGGCGCTGAGCTTGTCAAAGCCTCTGAGGCGTCTGGGTACACCCACAGCCCTGGAGCAGCCCTTCGAGGCTCTGGGGAGGAAGTCTCAAGGGCAGAGCAGGAACGCTTCAAGAAACAGAGCAGTGATCCGGCGCTCCAGGAGTTGAGAGGCCATCGCGCAGATGTCAAAGCAACCTTGGACCGCATTCGAGATAACCCGCTCTTGCATGGCCGTGGTACCTTTGGATCGGAACTTCGGTTTGCCGAGAGAAAGATCGAGAAGGTCTTGAGCAAGCTGGAATCTAGGATCAACGAGACGGCGAGGAGATCAGCAGCATGACTACCTATCGAGCGGTTGTGAAGTATCCCCTAGACGCTTCGAATGTAGGGAAGGCCCAAGTGTTGAAGCTGGGGATAGCCGAGTGCGCGCTAGAGCTTTACGAGATCGGCTTGACTGTTGGGGACATTGAAACCTGCTTCGAAGAGGCTTTGGGAGAGGTAGAACACGAAGACGCGAGGGTGGCGGAGGCATGAACCCCCAAGAAGCCAGAGAGCGCACTGAGCAAGAAACAGCGGATCAGGCTGAAGAGGAACGAGTAGCGCGAGAGGACAAGGCGTGGCGGGAAGACCAGCCCCAGAGGGAACACCTAGGGGACCGCTCTCCGCTCCCTCCGGTCCCACCCATGCCGCCCTGGCTCTTTGCGGATGAGCGCTCTCAGCGCAAGGCCGAGGCGATGGCCCGAGAAGAACGCCCTTGGGACGATTATTCGCCTTGGCAGAACGAACAGCTATTCCGATGAACGAGGAGAGCTACCCGAAGCGAGAGCTTGGTTTATGTCGCCATTGTGGCTCTCCGGTCGTCTTCGTCTATCCCATGCCTCGCCAGAACCACTTGCTAGAGGCTTTGGTAGATCCTCTTTCAGAAGAGGAACGGACTTTCTATGAGGAGTGTCGGCGTTCAATCGTAGAGGCGCGTCGATGAGTAACCCCGAGGTCATGGACTTGGACCAAAGGCGCAAGGCCGACCGCTCCATTGCAGAAGACCGCCGAGCGGCTCGGCGAGACTACGTGCGCCACTCGGAAGAAGCTGCCAAGGAAGACCTGGCCTATCGCAAAACGAAGGCAATCAAGCTTGTCGAATACCGCGCGGCGGGAGAACCGGCAGGGGTAGCGCAGATACGAGCCGAAGCAGATGCAGCGGAACACAAGTACAAGCGGGAACTAGCGGCTTCTCTCGCCAAGGCATCGCTTCTGAAGGTCGATGAGACCGAACGAGAGGCGACGACTGTCCGTGATCTACACAAAACTTCGGAGAGGATCGATGGCCTTAATCCCTGAAAAAGAGGGTTGGGAGTTCATCGAGGCTACGCGCCAACTCCTACGAGAAGCGGAAAGACGGACGGACTGGAGTTTCTCCGAGCCTGCTCAGCGGCGTGCGTTGCTAGCAATGGCGGATGCGGAAGATGCACTGGAAGATGCGCCGGATGCCACTGCATAAGCCCTACAAGGACAATGGAGCAGGCGGCTGGGTCCCGCAGGCGCTTTCGAAGGAGATTGCTAGCGTCTCTGACGCAGTCAAGGTCTTGAGTACCGCCGAGGCGAAACGAGAGGGGGTTCTGGCGAGAGTCTTCCACGAAAATGGCTGGTTCTCCCTGAGTGCCGTGGCTATGGACCTGCGGGCTCGCGGGTATGAAGTCCGTCTCTTTGAAGACGAGGAGGAAGACGAATGGATCAAGCTGGTGGCTCATCCGGCAGCGGGAGCGAAGCGCCGCAAGAAGGATCAGATGAGCCTTCTGGGCGATCCGAAACCGGCGGGGCCATATGGCTAATCTCCTCGAACTCCTCTGCGCCCAGGGTTTTCACGATCTTGTTTGCTCAACCAGCAGTCTCAGCAGCCACTGTCGCCGCAAGGGCTGCTCCTATCAATGGGAATACGACTGATGGGCGATAGCTACCTAGGGCCAGGGTGGACGAGCTTAAGTCGTTCGGCCGAACTGGCTGAGCAACGAGCGAGAGGCAATCGCCACCAGGCGGAAGCCATGCGGGGGAGAGGACCGCTCAGGGGCTACAAGGAATGCTTATTTGAACGCTGTGGGTGCTTCAATCCTCCCGGCGCAACTAAGTGCCGGGAGTGCTCGCATCGTCTATGAGCGCCTCCTTCTTGGCCGAACTGCTATGTTTCTGCACTAGCTGGAGCGCCATAAGATCGCGCTTGCCCGTGAATACCCAATAGCGGGGGGTCGTTGCTAGGACAGGATGGCCCGGAGGCCGGATATCGGCGTGCCGGGTGCATTGCCTCGTTTTCCGGTAGAATCCGCTTCGGCGTTGTCGCAGGGAAGCTCTCGACCGCTATCGCGCGTAGGTCCAAACGGAAGCGCCACAACGTCCGTCTTGATGAGTCGTCCGTTCTTCCCCGACTCATATGTTTGCGGTTCTCTCCCGCAATGCCACCGCTCGTAGAGCCTCCTCGCCGTTGATCCTGCGAGCGGTGGAGTTTTCGATAGAATGGCTGCGCTTAAGCCGCAGCGATCATTAAGGGTCTTCGGACACTGCGCGACGGTCACGCTGGGTCGGGCGGGGCCGGAAACTTCTTGTCTTATGTCCACGTCCTGCGATAGGATCGTGGCATGAAAGACCTTTTGCGCAAGGTGCGAAGGCTGCGGGTTTATGATCGGGAAGGGGATCTTTGGCCTTTGCCGTTCCTGCGCTGGGAAGCTGAACACTTCCTCGACCAAGCAACCTGGGAGTGGCCTGAGTGGAAAGGTTGCCCTACCGACCAGATGTACTTCTGGACGGCTGAGTGGCAACGCGGTGGGCGCGAATCACTAAAGGCGCTCCGCGAAGGTGACTACGTTGAGTTTGATGGGCCAGATCCTGGCGAAGTCGTGCGGTGGTTCGCTTCGTGAATCAGGCAACCATGCAGCGCACCCTCTCTGTCCCCGAGATAGAGCACATGCTTGAGTCCCTAGCCGTCAACGCAGGCAACCTAGCCGCCACGACGCGCCAGCTAGGCGATGAAGGCTACCCGGTCTCCAAGGACCGCCTCAAGAAGCTCGCACGCGTTGAACACCCTGGCAAGTACCGCGCAGCCCGTGTCAAGCGAGCGCAGGACGTTAAAGAATTCCTTGCCGACAAGCACCACGCAGCGGCTATCAGGGACTTGGAGCTTGAGGAACAGGTCACACAGCGTCTCACCGCCAAACTTGAGGCCGGAGAGCTTAAGCCCGAGGCTGAACTGACGCTCAAGGGCAAAGCTGGCCTAGGCTCGGCGATCCATACCGACAAGGGCCAGCAGCTCGACGGAGAGCGGACGCCTACGGTTCAGGTCAACATCACGCAGAACATCGCCAACCTGGCTAACAAGGGCATCCGCGTGGTTTGGCCTGGAGAAGAGATTGAGGGCGAAGCCGAGGAGGTTAAGGACTCAGCGGCTTAGTCTTCGCTCTCTTGGTCAGCGATGTGTTCAAGAAGTTCGATCATGGCCCGAAGCCCGATTCCTTCGCGGAGCGCCTCTCGCGCGATGCCCTTGAACTCCTGTTCTAGCTCCTCTGCTCTCATTTCTCCTCCAGTAGCCCTAGATGTTTGGCAACGGACCAATAGGTCCCAGCCAGCTTGATTGCTTCGTTCATCGATACCTCTGGGTTGTGCCGAGCCTCAAGCAGCCATCGCTTGAGTTCAACGGCGTTCTTGTTCTTCGCCCCGCGAGCCTTGACCTTCTCGTAGCCGATACGGCTAAGTTCAGCCCTGATCTTCTCAGGGCTTGGCTGGTCCATCAGGCCCAACGCCTGAGTTCAAGCGGCCCTACGCGGTAGCAGGCGCTGTAAATCTTTCCTTCGTTCGGTCCATCCTTTGGATAGGGAATGCCATGAAGCCGTAGGCGCAACCAACGCTTCCGATGTCCAAAGCCCCACCAGACCACTTGCCACCTCTCTCTCATATCCAGTGAACTAGGACGAAGATCAAACAGGCTCCAAAAAGGATGCCTAGAGCGTCTGAGCGGTCCATCAGCGACCCTCGCGATTTAGCTCGTGAGCCTCGCTATCGGCTAGCCATTCCGAGCCATAGGCGTCTGCTAGTAGAACCCCTTGCTCGTTGTCCTTGATCTGCCATCCCTCAGTCGTCAGCTCGACGGTGTAGCGAGGCCTGACTTCAGCCCCTGTGTCGGCGGCTGAAGTTGGCTCCCACTCGAATTCTTGACTTGGTAGTGAGAAGCAGTCCTCGTTCTTGCACTGAGCTTTTTGCAGAGCGCAACCTCCCAACTCCTGCTTATTTATGGCTTCATGAGCGAGCAGCTTGGCCTCTACCTCGTTCTCTGCGTCGACTTCTAGGATCGTGCGGAAGCGGTAGCTAGGCATTAGAGACTCCCTCTCCCCTCTCGGTTCATGTGCCGCGCTTCGTCTTCAGCGGCTTCCTTGGAGCCAAAGGCATGGACGAGCGTGGCTTGGCGTGCTAGCCCTCCTCGTAGGAAACCCGCGTTGAGGTCCCTGATCTGCCAACCTCTCGTGGTGCGAACGACTACATAGCGTTGAGAAGCCGCAGGAGCCTCCCTAACGCCTTTCGTTGTCTTCTGAGCGTCAGACACTGCCTTGTCCTTTCTTAGTCTTAGAAATCTCTACAGGGGCTTTGCGAGAAACGTTGGTGTCTCGAAAGCGAGCGCGGTTAAGTGCATCGAGAGCGTTTTCGGTCGCTCGACAGTCCATTCCGTTTTCAGACCGGAATTCAAGCTGGCCGCTAAGCGCTATAGCGACCTCGTCGGCTTGAGCCACAGTGAAGCTCGGTTTGATCATCCCTCTCCGATCTCTAGACGATCCGCAGCCCTTAGGGCGCTTGCGTAGGAGCCGTAGCGGATCAACTTGCCGTTAGGGCCATAGTGGTAGCGCTCTGTCACGTCCTCGGCATTTCGGAAGAGGAACCAGCGACGCGCACCGGCCCCGTTTGAGGCAGGACGCCACTCAGCCTGCGCGCGTTCATCGGGCAGCGGAATCGGATTCCCGGCCTTCATTGCTCCACCTCGTAAAGCTCGCGGTACAGGTGAGCTAGTCGTTCTTCTAGCTGTTCGCAGAAGGCTCCGACGATCTCCCGCTCTCCTAGACCTTCTTCAGAAAGCTCATTGCCCCAAGCCATAAGCTCAGCGCGAACGATCTCAAGCTCCAGGTCAGCGCTCTTCTCGGCTAGCGAGCGTTGGTCAAGCATCGCTGAACTCGCTTCCAACGAGCGCGTAGAAGGCTGTTGCTTCAACCGAGGCACGCCTAGCCCATTCCTCAGCCTTCGGCGCATCTCCCTGATCAGCCCAGTATCGGGCCATCTGGATTGCCTTGCGAGCTTCAACGCCAGTTTGCTCGCGTGCCTTTCGTATTGTCGTCACCTATCCTCCTCGCATTGCTTTGTCTTCTACAGCACAGTAGACCCTAGGAACCTGAAAAGCAAACACAGAGCGGTTTGCTGGTAGGATTGAGGCTATGAGCGAGGAGAGAGATCTAGGTATGAGCTACGGCGAGATTGATGCTGAAGCAGCTTTTCCTCGCGATCCCTCTGAACGGATATGCGTCTTCCCATGCGAAGGAACCGGCCTAACCATCGCCGCAACAGGCCCACCTTCGCAGCCTCACACACGTGGAAGCCAGGTCATTTGCCCAGGCTGCCCGGACTGTGGAAAGCAGGTAACTGCTAACAGGGATTGGCTAAGCCAAAGGGTAAGTAAGAAGTGAACCGGCGATGGCGCTTAGAGAGCCAAAGGCGGTTCAGATGTGCCCCCACGGGCTAAGTGCTGCAAGCCATTACGTCAAGCCTAATGGCGAAGTGGTCTGCCGTCTCTGCTCCAAGCTCGTCCCTGCTCCGTTCGGCCTACATGTGCGCTCTTAAACGTCAATCCCTCCCCGATGACTACATTGAGGGCCTTTGGCCACTTGTAGCTCGTTACGAGCAAGTCCTTAGCCGTATTGGCGTAGAACTAACAGACGATGGCAGGGTCGTATTGGAATCCAATGTGAGGAAAGCGTCGCAAGAAGAGGGCAAAGAGTGAGCGTCTGCTGTGACGAAGAAGCTCTCTATTGCTTAATCAAATGCCAGCTATCCCCCTTCCCAAGCCAAATGAATAGCTTCCTACCCGAGGTACCTCAATTGCCGTTAGGACGTCTTACAGAGCGTCTGAGGGGTATCTAGGCATGGACGTAGGGACCCTGTTGACAGGCAGCGGCGTAGGCTGGATCGCAGCGCGTCTCTTCGACCGCACGCTCCTACGCGCTACCCCGCATGACAGAGCCAAATGAGGCAGGTATGACATGACGCAGTTGCTAGCTCTATGGCTAGCCGTGCGCCTTGCGTATCGCATGGGAACGCGCAAAGCCTTCCTCGGTGTGCTCAAACGGCTCTAGCAAGCCATAGGGGGGCGGGGGAGTGGTGGCTGTGCGCGGTGTTGCTTATTTATTTATAGGGCCGAGTTGCACAAGCCCAGGCGTAATAGCCTATGTAGTGACACCACAGCTAGGTATTGACATTACGTAGGAACTCAGCTAACGTGGTGTCATGACAAACAAGAAGCTGGAAGAGAAGTTGATGGATGGGCAAGTGATCTGGTCAGTAGCCAGAGCGCTCTACGAAAACAGGGAGAGGCCCGGCAACTGCGGATGGAACGGCCTGGTCTCCGACCAACGCGAGTTCTGGCGGACTAACGCGAGAGGGGCGATTCGGACCGCTCTCCAGGAGGCACGGAAGCTATGAGCCGCGAGACCACTATCCAGGTCCGGGTCAGTCATGAGGAGAAGGCGCGGATCGTCGAGAACGCTGAAGACTTCGGAGTGTCTCCGAGCGACTACCTTCGCTCCCAGGCCCTCTTCGCTAGACCCGATGCTCCAGTTCGCTACGAGACCGAGCACGACCGCGAGAACAAAGCCAAGGTTCGCGAAGCCGTTGAGAACGAAGAACCCTACGAGGTCAAGATCGAGCCTGGAACATCTCGGCCCGACCATGAGACTTGGGTCAAGCAGGAGACCATCCGGTTGAAAGCCAGGATGTCTACCCGCCGCGCAGAAGCAGAGGCCGAGAAGAACTGGGAGAAACTTCCACTCCCGTGAAAGAGCTTCGCATTGTCTGCTCCGGCCCACCCGGCCCCTACTCGCCGGTGTTCCTTGAGATTGAGGACGAGAACGGGAAGTCTCGCAACGTCGGGGAGTGGCGGGAACGAGAAGACGGCCTCTGGGAGCTTGTAGTTATTGTGGACACGTTGCGCTAGACTCGCCGCATGGCTAAGCCCCTTCGCAACGTCCGCTTTATCTTGCCCCTCGTCGTCTGGGAGAAGAACCAGCTCGACCGGCTGGCAAGAGACGCCAATCTCAATACCTCCGACTACGTGCGAGAAAAGCTTGGCCTGAGAAAGGCCAGGAAGACTCGCAACCAGCGAGATGAGAAGCTTGAGAACCCCGAAGGCGATCCCGATAACGCCGTGGACGTGGAGGAACTGGCGCGAGGGATTTACGCCGAGGGAGAGAAGCAGCTCAACGGCTTTCCAACGATGGTTGAAGCTCGCCGTGAGGCGAAGCGCAGGTTGGCGAAGCGAGCTTGATGCCAACGATCATCGATTTCCTCAAGCAGGAACTGCTCACGGTCATTGACGAGCGCAATCGCTATGAGCGGGAACGTGACGACCTTCTCGCTGCTCTTTTCTCTAGCTACGATGTCCGCCTTCGTCTTTCAGCGACTCTTCTAGGAGACCATGAACCAACGCAGACAACAGATCCTCAAGAGCCTCCAAGGGACTAAGCCCCAATCGGGTCCGTACCGCGTTCCCAAGCAGCCTTCCTTCTTTCAGCCGATTCGAGAGCGCGCCGCATCCCCCCTTCAGCAAACGGGCCGGGACGAGGGCAACATCAAGCCCGACCTGGGGACTGAATTCAAGGAAGGCGCGAAACGCCAACACGCCCGCAAGGTCCGCAAGCATAGAGAACGCGAACGGAGCTATTACAACTACGATCCGAACGCTGGTGTGAGAACCGATAACGGATATAAGACTCTCGCTCGGTCGTCAGGCTATGCATCACCCCTTCAGCAAACGGGCCGAGACGAGGGGAGCTTGAAGCCGAGCGTTGGCAGGGAATTCCGCGAAGGGGCGCGCCGCAACAAACGGCGTAAACAGCAGCTCCACCTTACTGAGAAGGCCGCTGCGCTCTACCACATCGCACATGGACTTCAGAGCACCTGATGCCAAGCCGCTCGCTCGCTCAGGATCGCTTTGTGCGCGCCAAGGCGGCTGAAGGCATCGACTGGGCCAAGCAGTGGGTAGCTGACGAGCACGGGATGAAGATCCCCCACGTCCAGCACGTTCGCAAGGTCAAGCGACGTAGGAAGAAGCTGAGGAGAGGTTGATGGAACACAAAGAGGCGAGAGAGGCAGCACTTGCGCTAATCGAATCAGCCCTGCATGAACCTTTTGAGGAATCCGATCCTGGAGTTACTGATTCTGATAGTGACTTCCTGGCTAGCGCACAAGCGCGTAAGGCGCAGACAGGGCGTTGGGAAGCCTTCAGGATTGTAGAAGTCGAGGACGAGGCTCTCGCTAGCGATCCGGGTCTAGCGCTTGAGATTCTGGGCGGGGCTGAAGATATGGCTCGAAGTTTTGCTCGCCTTCGTAAGCTGCGCAATGGTTGATGCCTCTTCGCACCGGCAACACCTATGTCATCCCCGGCAAAGGGGTTGTCAATACGAAGAAGAAGACCTATTCCGGCAAGGGCAAAGAGCCGGCTGAAACGAAGAAGGTCAAGGCCCCGCCAATCGCCGCCGTCCCGGTTGTGACGACAAGTCCCACCGGCCACGTCTCGACCCAGAACTTCCCTTCCCCACGCGCCGCTTCCCAAGCTAAGAGACAAGCGCGTTCCTCTCAACGTCGCGTAAGGCGCATAGAGGCCCAGCAGGTCTCGGCCCTAGGGCTCCACCGCAGAACCCAGCAGAGGGCCTCTGAGGGCCTAGCTGCGACTCAGAAAGCAATCCGTAAGACAGAAGCTCAGCTTGCGAGGGTCACTGAGGCGCTTGCAGCTCCGAAGTCCGATGCTAAGCTGGCTGCGCTCGGAGCGACGAGTACCCAGGGGTCGCAACCGCATAGCGCGTCGCGGCCGAGCTATAAACCTCCGAAGTTCCAGGGGGTTAAGACGGCCGGGTCGCCTACTTACAAAGAATTGCAAGTAGCTGATAAGCAGGGGAAGATTCGGTTCAACAAGCGGGGTTATGTGACGACTCCAGCCGTCCGTAGCGTTTCAAGTAGCTTGGAGCGACTAGAATCGAAGGCGGTTGCGTCCGCAGGACCGCTCCCCGGCCTCACCACTTCGCAAAGCAAGAACGCGAGGACGGTGCTGCGCCGGGGAGTTAAAGCCGGAGCTATGAAGAAGGAGTTGCTCGCCGCAGCGGAGACAGGATTGGTGGAGGCTCCGTACTTTGCTAATCCGGCAGGCGGTGGTGCCGACTCAGAAGGTTGGCGGCAAGAGCGCCGCCAGTACTATCCAAACCCGCGCAACGTCAAAGCTTCGGCGGATCGGTTCTTCCAGGAGAGCGTTTCGGATACCGGTGGCGCTCGCGGGAAAGGACAGACGGCCGGAGAACTGGCGCAGACGATCCAAGCCAGCGCCTACCCAGAACGCTATGACGCTGTGAAGCCGGAAGCGAATGCGATCGTCAAGGCCTTCGAGCGCGGGGGACTCGAGCCAGCGCAGCAGCGCAAGCTTGCCGCAACCCAAGCGAAGGCTCAGAAACTTGGGTTGGCAGTTGGCAACCAAAGAAACCTTGGCCCAGCGCCGAAGAAGGTCGTAACGCGCTTCAAGGCGATCAAGGCTGCCGCTGGAGCCTTGACCAAGCGTCATATCCCCTACGTCTGGGGCGGCGGTCACGGTTCAATCGAGAGCGTGCCTACGGGCCTAGACTGCTCCGGCGCAGTCTCCTGGGTTCTGAACAAAGCAGGCATTCTCAAGACTCCGCTCACGTCAGGGTCGATGGGCTCAGTCCTCAAGCCCGGCCCAGGGGCCGTTACGGTCTTCTACAACGCCGATCACACCTTCATGAAGATCGGGGACGAATATTGGGGCACAAGCGTGGGAGACAGCGGTGCAGGAGGACTCGGCCCCCACCCAGCCCCCTCAGCTGGCTACTTGGCCCAGTACAGCGTGGGCCACGTCCCAGGGCTCGGCAAGAAGCAAGCGCTTCAGCTTGGCTTCTCCCCCACCGCCTCAGAATCTTTCCCCGGCATGATCCTCTCGGCAAGTGGCACGACAGCTACCGTAGATTCGAGTGCAACCGCGACGAGAGACAAGCCGGGTTTCTCCAAGTCCCCGATCAAGCTGACGCCG